AATAGTTTTGGATTTTTTATCCGCATCTTCAATAGAAAAACCAAAAAGTTTTGCCATAGTATAAACTGACTTAAACTGTTATTTTATTATTTAGCTTATGTCTTCACCACCAGAACGAGAGGTATTTCCTCTATATGCTTCCCAATAATGAACCTGCATTTCTACCTGGAATTCCTGGATAGTGTCGGTAGTTTCATAACTTAAATCGATAGCAGAAATATTAGTTGGGAAAATGTCCTTAAAAACATACTTTCTGAGAGTTCCACCGTCACGATCAAGTTGATGAACTTTAGCATCTACTTGATAAAGTGCGGGGTCAGTTTGACCAGTTCCATTATCAAGTTTGTTGATATAATTCATCCATTTTTCAAATGCTGATCTAATGTTGAATGATGTATCATTGAGAACTGTAATAGTCCATGTTTCAAATGTCCTATCTCCAGCAATCTTTAAAATTCTTCCTCTAAAAGGAACATCAATAGGTGCTACGGTAGATGCAGGCAGTGCTGCTGCTTTTACCATAAATCTTGCATTTTCAACAACTTCATTAACATCTTGTACCGCAACATCACTGGGGAAAGTGAGCTCAACTTCGAATAAATTGGGTCTTGCACCACCACCCTTTAATTTACTTTTAAAGTCACTGATTGTCCTTAATGGTAAGGTATTTACTTGTTGACGTGGCATTGTTCTTTAAACCTCTAAATTAAACGTTACCAATAACTTCTTCAAATGAAACGCCAGTTCTGGTGGCAACAAATGTAAGACCAATAAAGTTGATAGACCTTGTTGGTTTGATGTAAATATCTGCTATAAATTCATTGTTATCTATAACAGCAGCAGTGTTATTTGTTTCATCACAAATAACTACAAAGTCAAAGATACCTCTCTTTGCTTGAACATCACGCAGAAATGGTTCTACAATGTTTACAAAATTGGTTCTTGTAATTTCATCATTAAATTCAAAGAGTTGATCTTTTGCTGCTGCAGAAATTGAATCTGCGAGATAGATAAACAATCTGCGAACATTAATACGATCAAATGCAGATGATTTTCCAAATCCAGTCTTATCACCGAAAAGTACAATTCCAGCACCAGGTGAGAAGATTACGGGATTAACTCTATTTGTATAAAGTTTATCTCTTTGAGTTTTATTTGGGTTATATGCTAGTTTGACTGCATTCAGAATAGAACCTCTATTTGTGCCTGCTGGAGAGAACCATGGAAACAAAATAGAATCAGTTCTAGCACAAGTTCCAGCAATATCACCATTCAATGGTACATATCTGAAGGTATTTGAGAACCTATCGAACATATACTTATAACCACTATCAAAAACTGCATAAGATGAAGATGTGATTGGTGAATAGAAACTAACAACATTATCTGTAATATCAGAATCAGATCTAATATTTACTTCAGTATCTACCGTAGTATCAGTAATTGCAGAACCTCTATATGGTGAGATGAATGCAATCGCATCCTGTCTTGCCTCAGCAATTGCAATACACTTGTTTGCAAGTGCTTGTGCATTTTCTTTTGGATATGCGGCAGATCCCATAAGAATGAAATCTACATTAAAGTTTTCAGTGTCAAATAAATCATATCCAGAAGTGAGACCACTTAATCCTGCACTTAAAGAACCAGAAGCAGTTAAATCTGATGTTCCATCATAGTTTAAACCACCACTTAGTTGACTGTTCAAATTTCCAATTGCACCAAAAGCAACACCTTCTGCTTCTTGACCCCACTCTTCATCTGATCTAAGAGTAAAAGTGCCCGAAGTATATGCAGTTGTTACAATACCAGATGGTTGAGATCCACCAAAAATATAGTTAGAATTTGTTCCCAAATACTTTCTCCAATATGATGGAGAACCGAACGAGAATTCAGCATCATCTGCCTTTGATAATCCAATGTTCTTTTCAAGAAACGAACCTGCGTTTCCAGTGATAGAACCATCTCCATCAAGAACTACAACATGAACCTCATCAAATCTTGCTCCACGATCTGCACCAAATGCTGTTGTAGAGGGACGTTCTGCAACAGAATTCCAATTTACAGTTGTAGAATCTGATAATGTTAAAGTTTGTTGATCATACCAATCCAATTGAGATGATACATCTGTAGATGCATAAGATACTGATTGCCCAGCAGTATGAATAGCTACAGAACCAGAACCAGAGAATGCATAAACACCTGCGGGTTGATAATCAACTTTAGTTACAGTATTTCCTGCAGAAACATGCTCAAGTACTTTTACATATATGTTATTACCATCAACCTCTGTTACAATTCCCTTTAAGTAACCATCAAGAGTTGATGTTGTACCTGCTCCAGGAAGTGTTGAAGAAATTGCTTGAGTTACTCCATAACCAACACTAAGTCCAGCTGGTAATGCAGACAAAGACAGAATCTGATCTGCTTTTGCATCAATAATACCAACTCTGATTCCATTACCCCAAGAACCAGGATTTCTTGCAACTACTGTTACTCCAGGAATATCACTTTGGTCATATCCAAGTTGCTGATAGTGCTCAGAACTCTTAATTTTTAAAGTTGCTCCAGTATCACTTGCATTTTTTAAATCTGCATCGTCTGCTCTTATAACTCTAAGAGCTCCTCCATATGCAAGGAAAGAAGAAGCAACTAGCCAGTGCTCGTAGTGATTGTCTACTCCATGTGGTTTTCCGAAAATATCTAATAGATCTTTTTCGTTTTCAACTAAAGTAGGAACCTCTACAGGTCCTTGTGCGAAAGGTGAAACAATCGCACCAATACTGGCAGATGTAGGATCTACTCTACCAACTGTCAGGTCTACTTCCCTTACTAAAATACCAGGAGATGCTAAATTTAATGGCATCTGTTTTACCCTCGCAGTCCAAATTTATCTAAAAATATTTAGGAAAAGGGGCATTTTCAGTGGGGAAACAATGCGTGAATATCTACCAATCAGGATATTCCCAATTAGATTTGATTTTCTTTTTGGATCTGACCCTACTTATCGTACATTCTTTGCACTCATAAGAATATGCTGATGGTAAAGTCTTTCTATCTTTTCTTGTAAGATAGTAATCTTCTATTATATTTTTAATTTTTCCACAAACCCTACACTTACGGTCAAAAAATAATAAATGTTCTATTTCTATTTCATCATCAAAGGACATTACATATAATCCCACATATATGAACGATCACCATATTCATCAGTATGCCATCTGTCTCCATTAGAATCTACAAAACTTTCTTCACCATCTAAACCATCAGAAATAAATCCAAAGGGTGCCATATCCTGCTCAATCTGATTCTTCTGCTCCTCATATATTCTCTTACGAACATCATTATCCGTCATCTCTCTAAAATAATCTTGTGCAACTAACCAGGAGAATATAACAAGACACATTGCAAGGTCATCATTACAACCTTCTTCTGCCTCAAATGAATTACCTTTTTGTGCAAACGTTGTGAGTTCTGAAATGACCTCATAGTCACTAGTAATTAACTTATCATCTTCAATTAAAGTTTTGAGGTTAGAGCATCCTAACTTTTTAACTGCAGCAGTTGTTCTGACACCAAGTTGAGATTTTTTTCCACTAAAACCAGACCCAACAATCTGCCCATTCCTACCTCTCATAGCACACATGAGAATATTCTCATATTCTAAATCATATTGAAGAATACTTGCAACTTGATCACCAATATCATTGACCTCAATCAATAACCAAGAATCATTATATCCTTTTGCCACATCCAAAATAATATTTGGAAATAACATTGGTTTAATTTCATTATTACGATATTTACCTACAACTTTATAGGGAAACTCTGTGATATCAAAAATAATGAATGCAGAATAATCATTACCTAATCCACGAGCAACGTCTACTGTAATTAGATAGTTATGATCTTCTTTTGGATTTTCATAGATATCGAGTCCGGCATTTCTTTTGATTGGATCATCATAAACCAACATCTTAAGTTTTGCTGGATTGATAAGTGTATTGACAGATCCTAAGAACTCACACTCAAACTCAACTTTAAACTGTTGCTCAGAAGTGTTTGCAATTGTCTGCTCTTTCCAGACAATATCCCTACCAGGAACTTCTGACCAATGAACTTCTGTGGGAATATATTCATTCTTCTTCTTTTCCG